AATTAGTTCAAAAAAGTCAAGTTAATTTTTATGTAGAAAATGATACTACAAATACAAGTTATGTATCTGCTTCTAATAATAAAATATTAGTCAAGTCAAATATAACACCTATAACAGTATTTTCTTTAACTTATAATGCTTCTTCAGCTTCTATAGCATGTGCTACAGCTAGTTTAACTAATTATTATTCATCTTATGGTGCTACCCTTACGGGAGGTACTATTTTATACAATGATCCATATTTAACAACTTTTTCTTCAAATGGATTTTACTCTAACGGAACTAATTTTGCAATTATAGATGGATCCGGAGGAAGTGGTAGTATAGTAGGTACTAATACTTGTGCTAGCCAAACAACAACTACTACAACAACTACTTTACCTCCATTCTCAATATCTAATAGTGCCGTTATTTGTTCAGGTACAACAGGAGCTTGGACTACAACAGCAACTAATGGTACTTTTGTTTATATAGCCTACGGTAGTAGTGCACCAAATGCTGCTTCAAATTTAGCAAGTGGAACTAATAGATTTAGTGCCTCTGGCACTACTTATAATTGGAGTGGAATAGCTAATGGTACTTATTATATTGCTGCTTCAAGTAGTGCAGCTACCACAACAGTAAATAATACACCAGTAGTAGTTAATTGTACAACTACTACAACAACTAGTACTACAACAACCACAACAACTTTAGCTCCTGTAGCTTTAAGTTTAGGATATAATTCATCTTCTGCTTTAACTGCTTGTGGTGCTAGTCAAACTACTTACTATGTAGCTAATGGATATACTCTAACAACTGCACCTTTTATTTATACTAACTCATCTTTAACTTCTCCTGTATCAAACGGATTCTATTCTGATGGAACTAATTTTGCAATAGTAACTGGAGGAAACGGTAGCGTAACAGGTACTAATACTTGTGCTAGCCAAACAACAACTACTACAACAAGTACAACTACTACAACAACTACTTTAGCAGGATCTACTATTACACTTCAAGCAAGAATAGCAGGTAGTGGAGGTACTCCTGTAGCTAAAGTTGCTTGGAGTATAAATGGTGGTAGTACATGGAATGTTCAAGGTGCACAGACTATTAGTGAATTAGGGTCATATGGTACATATGGTACTATAAGTATACCTAATGGAGATACATTATTAATAGCAGTATTAAATTCAAGTTCTGCAAATGTTACTTTTGGAGTAGGAAATGGAGGATCTTATACAGGATATTGCGGTGAATCATCTTATTATACTTTTGGTACCGTATCAGGTCCTGCAACTATATATTTGAATATAAAAGATAATGGTTCGGGAGTATTGACAACATGTTAAAATAAAATAAATATAAAAATGTTACGTTATATTTGTGTACAACCTAGAATATTGTATTATGCTTGGCAAGTTGAAGTCATGCTTAATAATTTTATAAAACAAGGTATTGATCCAAACCATATAGATATACTTGTTGCTTGGAATCCAAATGATAATACATCAAGTCCTGAAAATATAAAAGCATGGGATAAAGTAGCCAATCATTTTGAAGAAGTTAAATTTTATCTTTATCAAGATACTAGAACAAATTTTAACTATATCCCATCAATCTATTTTAATATCCTAAAACAACATATTAAAGCCTTACCTGAATTATCTAAACAAGCTTTATTTTTACATGATTGTGACATCCTTTTAACAAGACCAGTTGATTTCAGTTCTATGTTAAAGGATGATATTTGGTATTTAAGTGATACAGTTGGTTATATAGGAACTCAATATATTCTAACAAAAGGAAATGATGTTTATGAAGATATGTGTAAAATAATAGGAATAGATTCTTTAATACCAAAACTTTTAAATTCAAATTCTGGGGGAGCTCAACATATAGTAAAAAATATTACCTATGAATATTTAGACAAAGTAGAAAAAGATTCAATAAAATTATATGAATATTTTTGTAATACGGAACATTTACATGCTGAAAAAGGAAGAGAAGGTTATCCGATTCAAAAATGGACTGCAGGAATGTGGGCATTATTGTGGAATGCTTGGTTATTTGGACATGAAACAAAAGTAGATAAAAGACTAGACTTTAGCTGGGCTACAGATGATATAAATAAATGGGATGAGACCTCTATATATCATAACTCAGGAGTAACTTGTTCTTGCAGTGGTATGTTCTATAAAGGAGATTATACAAATTCTCTACCTTACGGAATAGAAGGCAAATGGGATAAAACAAAAAATTCTTATAATTATTTACTAGAAATACAAGAAACAGGAAAAAAATCTTGTTTGTTATAAATATTTATAAATATGTCATTATTAAATTATACAGGTTCATTTCAGTGGAGAATAGCAGCAGGTAGTAGTGGAACTCCTGTAGGTAAAATAGTTTATAGCACTAATTCAGGAACTAGTTGGACAATGGGAAGTACTACTACTTTAGGAACGGGAGGATATTACACTTCAGCTAATCCGTCTAGTATAAGTGTGTCTAATAATTCTTCTTTATGGATAGGAGTTTTGAATTCAAGTGCAGTAAATACACGATTTAACGTTGGAAATGGATTAGCACCTTCTTATGTATATTGTGGCGAATCTTCTCCATATAAATTTACAATAACTTCTTCCACAACAGTGTATTTAAATGTTGTAGATGATGGTTCAGGAACCTTAACTACTTGTTAAAAATAATATAAAATTATGCCATTTTCAAATGTACCATATGTATTAAGCTTAACTAGTGAAACTACTATTTATCAAAAAGAGATAAAATGTAGGGTTTTAGAAAATGATTTTAATTATTCTCAAAATCCTACCGTATTTAAAAATAGAGTATTAATAACAGGATCAGCAGCCTTGCCTTTTTTTGGAGCATATGGTCAAACAAATACTACCGCACAAATAATAGATGGTACTTTAATAGATGCAGTTACAGGATCAAGTTTTATGCCTTATGCAACTACCATAGGATTATATAATGAAACTAATGACCTCTTAGTAGTAGGTAAATTAGCTTCCCCTTACCCAATTCCTCCAAATACTGATGTAACTTTTATAGTTAGATATGACACTTAATACGAAAAAAATTCGTATATTAATAATATTATGAAAAAAAAGGTCAATGTAAGAACTTTAGCAGTAAAAAAAGGATATAGAAGTGGATTAGAAGACAATATGTCTCAATTTCTACAAGAAAAAAACATAGAATTTACCTACGAAAAAGAAAAATTGAAGTTTAAAGAACCTGCAAAAGAAAGAACATACACTCCAGACTTTGTTTTAATTAAAAAAGATGAAACAAAAATGTATATTGAAACAAAAGGTTACTGGCCCGCCTCTGAAAGAAAAAAAATGAAGTGGGTAAAAGAGGATAACCCAAATTTAGATATAAGGATAGTTTTTATGAATCCTAATACAAAAATAACTAAAAAAAGTAAGACTACTTATGCAGATGTAGCAACTAAAATGGGATATAAATGGACTAAATTCTCTAATGACCTGCCTGAAGAATGGTTATCTGAAATAAAATAAACTTTTTACATTACAAAAAAATGCTTATATTGCATCATATTTGATATGATGAATAATAAAAATTTAGTTTTAGGACTTTTAAAAACAATTTTAGGAGATTATAAACCATCTTCTAAAGATAATTATGCATTTCATTGTCCTTTTTGTAATCACCACAAGCCTAAATTAGAAATAAACCCTTCTGAAGGCTTATATAATTGTTGGACTTGTAATCCTGCAACTAAAGGACACAATTTAGTCAGTTTATTAAAGAAATTAAAGGCTAAACCTGAAAAAATAAAGGAAATGCAGATGTATTTTCCTTCTACTGCTCCTAAAAAAATTAAGAAATCTTTTACTTTTGAGACAGTATCTTTGCCTGAAGAGTTCATTTCCCTATCTAAGGATTGTGAAAAAGACGAATTATATAAAAAAGTAACAGATTACTTAAAAGGAAGGGATATAAGCTATTCTGACATATTAAAATATAATATAGGATATTGTAAAGAAGGTAAATATAAAAACTCTATTATAATACCCTCTTATGATTATAACGGGGACTTGAATTATTTTGTATCTAGAAGTTTAGATGAAAATGCTGAATATAAATATAATGCTCCTCAATGCAATAAGAATGAAATAATAGGATTTGAATATTTTATAAATTGGAATGTTCCGGTTATGTTATGTGAAGGATCCTTTGATGCTATAGCTATAAAAAGAAATGCTGTACCTTTATTTGGTAAAACTATTTCAAAAAAACTCAAAATAAAGTTAATAAACCCCCAAGTTAAAACAGTATACTTAGCTTTAGACAATGATGCTTTAAAAGAAGCTTTAGCCTACTCAAAAGAATTAATTGATTTAGGAAAAGAAGTTTATTTAATCGAGTTAGAAGGTAAAGACCCTTCTAAAATAGGTTTTGAAGCTATGACAAAGCAACTACACAATGCAAAAAAATTAACATTTAAAGATTTATTATTAAAAACATCAAAAATATGATAGAACAAAGATCAGAGGAATGGTTTAACATAAGAAAAGGTAAAATAACCAGTTCAGAAATACATAAAATAATGGGAAAACCTAAAAGTAAATCAGAATTGCTATCTGAAACCGCTAAAACCTACCTACTTACCAACATATCTGAGTTATTAGGAGGAGTAAATAACCAAGCATCAGGGCCCGGACTAGAAAGAGGGACAGAATTAGAGGATGATGTAGTAGAAGTATATGAAAAAATCAGAGGAATTAAGGTAGATAAAGCCTCTTTTATACAAGTAAATGATTATTATGGAGGTTCTCCAGATGGAATAGTAAGCCCAGATGGTTGTATTGAGATAAAAGTACCTATAAACTCTATAAATCATCTAAAACACGGGCTAATATCTTCACCAGAAGACTTTAAAGATGTAGCTACTCCTTATTATTATCAATGCATGTCTCATATGATATGCACAGGAGCAAAATGGTGTGATTTTATAAGTTATGATCCTAGAGTAGAACTAAATCACATGCTATATATTTTTAGATTAGATAGAAATGAGGAGGAAATAACTTACATGAAAGAAAAAATTGATATATCCATAGAATATATGAAAGAATTACAAAATAAACTTAATGAAATTGTAAGTAAATAGTCTAACTATTTATTATATATGTTTACAAGTGAATATTTAGCAAAAAATATAGTAAAAGAAATAGTAAATAACTTTTCTCCTGGTAAATGCTTTTATGTAGGTAAATTTAAACCGCCTAATAAAGGACATTATGATGCTTTAAAATATTTGATATCTAAACCTTACTTACAACAAGTGGAAGTAATAGTAAGTAATAAAACTATAGATAATATTACCGGTGAAGAGTCTGTTGACATATGGAATATGTATATGGAATCAGATCCAACCGTAAAGGTTAAAATAAAGCTCTCAGACGAAGTTTCTCCTGTAGTTGATGTAATACACTACCTAGATGGTAAACCTTCCTCTACGTCAATATATGTGGCTGTAGGAGAAGATGATGATCAAGGGTATTTACAAGCTCTTCAAAACAAATATGGAGCTGAAAGAGTTAAAGAAGTTATTTTTCCTAAAGAAAATGGCATAGTAACCTCTACTCAAGTAAGAAGTATTATATCAGATGGTGATTATGAGACTTTTAAACAGACTATACCTACTGTAGCGTACAATAAAGGAATGGCACCCATAATATTCAAAATGTTATCTACTAAAAATATAGAAAGTAATCAAAATGGATAACAAAAAATTAGATATACTAAAAGATTTCATAAAGTTCTGTAAAAAAGAGCTTAACATACAATCTCTACCTCCTATAAAACTTATAAAAGATACATCTTTTGTATCTAATAACAGATCTTTTGGCTCTTATAATCCGAGTGAAGGAAATGAGATAAAAGTTTTCATTTTGAATCGTAATTTAGCTGATATCTGCAGAAGTTTAGCTCATGAATTGACTCATCATAGACAAAATGAGTTGAATATGATACAAAAAGGCTCTGGTGATACTGGATCTGACATAGAAGATGAGGCAAATGCAATGGCCGGTATATTAATGAGGGACTATGGGAAGCTAAACTATAGTGTATATGATTTAGACAATCCTAAAAAGCTTTCAGAAGCTAGAGAAACAGATAAATACTATTTTGCATATGGAAGAAATATGCATATAGAAGCTTTTGAAGCCAAATATAGTTCTGCAAAAGCACAAAAATTAGTACTTGCTAAAGGATGGGACTTGACTTTTGATAAAACTTCTATAACAAACAAAGGTAGTGTAGTATCTGATATAGTAGAGGCTCCTAGCCTAAAGGTATTTGGTATATTATACACTATAGGAAACTTAGATTTTCAAGAATTAGACAAACAAGAGGGGGGATACGAAAGAATAGGTATAAGAGTAACTGATTTAGATGGAAATGACTATGAAGCTGTAACTTATACAGTAATAGATAAGAAAAATTTCTTAGATGAAGTCCCTAAAACTACTTATGTGAATGAATTAGTCAAAGGATTAAAAGATGCACAAAAGTTAGGACCTGAAGGAGATAACAAAGTCATAAAATCGCAGTTAAAACTATACGGAAAACACCTATTAGATGTTTATAAACTGTCTAAAACAATTAAATAAAGATTACGGAACATGGATAACAATCTAAAAAAAGAATTTGCACCCAAAGATGTGCAAAGAATGAGAAATTTAATAACAGGTAATGTAGGAGATAAAACTCAACTACAAACTGGTTGGGAAAAGAATCATCAAAGGCATAAAGAAGGAGACATTTGGGAAGAAAATGGAAAAGAATGGACTATAAAGAACGGTTTAAAACAAACTATAACTAAATTAGATTCTCTAAAGAAATTAGTTGTTCTACCTCTATGTTGCCCAAAATGTAACAAGCTAATGCAAATAAATAACATCAATAAAAAGATGTGGGGAATACATAAAATGTGTTTTGATTGTGTTATAGACATGGAAGCTGCAATAAAAAGAGAGGGGAAGTGGGAAGAATACGAATCTAAAATGATGAATGCTAATAAAGACGCACAGTTAATAGATTTAGAAGCAATTTTAGATGAATGGGTTGATCAAAAAGATACTTTTGTATCTGAATCTGGGGAAGTAGAAACTTGGAACGGAGGAGATAAAAAAGAAATATATAAACAAGTTAAAGAACAAATTCAAAAATTAAAAAATACAGATATTTATAAAAAAGAATCATAATTCATACATATGCCATACACCCACGAAAAAGTAGGAGATAAATACGTAGTTTACAAAAACGGTAAAAAAGTAGGCTCCACAAAAGGCACTAAAGAAGCTTTAGATAAATATTTAGCTGCATTACATATTCATGCAGATGATAAAACCAAAAAAAAATCTAAAACATTAAAAGAAAATGAACAGTTAGTAGTTCAAGATTCACCAGAAGATCCGTATTCGCACCCCAATCCAGCACCCCATCCAGGATGTGAAGATAAAATAGGAGATATTTTTGTAGTGT